CCGCTGCCTTCTTGTTGAAGTCTGTATGTTTGCCCGCCCTGCGCCTGCTCTGCCGCTTCTGGTCGCCGTGAACGATCGCTTTTACTATTTTCTTTGTATCTTCGTCTATCGTGTGCGCCAACCGTGGCGGCCCCCTTTCCCTGTGTGTTTATACTATCTCTGTGCCTTCAAGGTACTTCCAGAACTCCGCTTCTGTTTCCCCGTCCGAAGTTCTCCTTCCTGCCATAAGATAGCAACAATCATTCCCCCAGTACACGAACGGGGCTTCCGGACTTATTGCACACGGTCCGAACGGCTCCGTTTCTCCGTTTTCGTAGTCAATAGATTTCAGGTCGATCAGATCCAGAAACACTTCTGAAACCGCGCAAACGTTCCGGCCTTCCTCTGCCTGTAAGATCCGGATCAATGTCTTCCCCTGCTGCTGCATGATGTTTGTTACTCTATAATCTATCGTGCAACGTTTGAAGGCTTCCGGAAGATTGAAGATCTCTTTCTGTTCAATTTCGTACTGGTTCCCGAAGTCCTTTTCTGCTTTGAATACTTCCCCAACTGCCGGAAGTTCTCCGCATAATTCAATGACGGCCGCTTTGGCTTCTTTCGGGAACATTCCCGCATTGAACCATAAAACCCACCAACCAGAAGAAAGGTAATAGCCTTCTTCCTCTTCGTCTGTTTCCGGTGTATGCCCCACCGTAAGGCCTGCGCCTGTGTATGCTGATTTCAACATTCTTTTCAGTACCGTTTTTTTGAAGAACGTTATTTCTTCCCCCTCTCTTTGTTTGCTTTGAAGAACTGGCACTTTTCACACGGCGCCCAGTCCACGGCCACGCCTTCGCAATATCCGCACATTTTGAAAGCGTGTTCGCAATTCACCAGATCGAACCCTTCCCCGCGTGCCAGATAATGCCGGATCACTTCGCGGGCCTGTTCTGCTCCGTATGCTACCGCCGTTTTATAACCCTGCTCCCGAAGAAGCGCCATAAATTCTTCTTGTGCTTTTGTAGTCTTCCCTTTCTCGAATTTCATTTCGATATACAGGCCATGAAAGCCGCGGCGTGGAACCGGTAAAGACAGATCCGGAACTCCTGTTTTCATTCCTGCCGCTTTCAATACCGGCCCATTTGTCCGGATCCCTTCGTTCGGTATGTGGTGAAGAAGTCGTAATTCTGGAACATATTCTTCGTTCGCTCTGGCCCAGTTTATAAGGCCGATCTGTTCCGTTGTTTCGGAACGTTTCATGTTTGCAAGGTTCATTTTCCTTTTCTCCTTTCGTTTCAGTTCCGCACCATGCGGGCGTATATGTAAAAGGCCGCCGTAACTCCGTTGTATTTCACTTCGGCGTCAAGGAATTTATAACCCGGATAGGCCTTTTCCATTTCGGCTTTTAATGTTTCGTAATCGTGGGCCATGCGCTCAACGGTCCTTTTTTTGAACTTTGAATAACTTCTGGTAGGCTCTTTCGGTTTTACAAGGTTCTTTGAACCTCTCCATTTTCTTTTCCCTTTCCGGTTGTTCATCATGTATGTAGCAACGCCCGAAAGAAGAAAGTCTTTGTCCGGCTTTATGCGGCGGGTGTTGGATCTTTCCCCTTTTGTCCACAATCCTTCTAATTCGTCCCGGTTTATCCCCTGCCCCGTCATGATAATGTGGACGTGCGGGTGTTCTGCTCCGTCTACCACTGGAATAATTAAATACTTGATATTCTCCCGGCCCGCCTTTTTCTGCCTGTAATTTATCTTGCGGATAAAGTTTGCTATATCTCGATCGGCCGCTGCTTCGTCTGCCGGAATGTGTTCTTTGTCCCATGTGAACGTACACCATAGATCGTTTTCACCGAAATTTATATTTGCAAGGCGTATAAAATAGCGCCTTGAATTTTTGTCATTCAGATTTTTTTGTGAAGGCTTGCTTTCTCTGCCCTTCTTTGTGTGTGGAACGTCCGCTTTGTGACAAAATGACGGGTAAATCTGCGCTTCCAGTAATTCCGATCCGCTTTGAAGGTTCTTCGCCTTCGTGGTGGTGGTTCTGTAAAGGCTTTCCACTTTCCCTTCTTTCAGTAGCCGTTCCAGTTCCCATTCTTTTAATTTCTCTTGCTGCTCTTTCCACTGTTCTTCATAGTCCGGAACCTGCAGCGGGTGTTCCTTCTCAAAATTCTTTCTTGCTTTTTTCTGTATGTCGCGATCCAGTTCCACCGGGAACGCTTCTTCATAGTCGTAATTATCGAATGTCTTTCTTTTCATGTTCCCCCGCCTTTCCCTTCTCTCCTTCCCCTATGGATCCAGATCTTAAAATATAAAAATATATACTTCGTCGATTTGCTAATACCCATTACAAGGACGGTAAAGGAAAATACTTTATATATAAGAAGAAAGTCTGTTCGACTGCTGCCGTTTTCTTCCTGCTGCTGAATTGCCCGGCCGCTTCTATTTTGCGTCCGGGCTTTCATTTAATAGAACGTTTGTTCTTTATTTTGTTATTGCCTTTCGTGGCTTTTCTTCGTGCTTTACTGTCAGGCCTGTTTCGCCGTCGCTAATATGCACCGCTTCCGGAAGAAGAACAACTTCCTTCGTTCCTTTGGAACACATCATTTCAAAACACGGCGCCGTCTTATTTCCCTCTGGCGTGAAACACGCTTCGATCCGGATCTCAAAATCTCCCGGAAGCCCTTCTGTAATTTCTCTAAATTGTGCAAGTGTAACCATTGTCTTTTTCTCCTTCTTCGTTATTCAGTAATCTTTCTATTTCCGGCGGTAATTCTCCGAAGATCCGGCGGCACTCTATAAGGGCCTTGCGAAGTTCTGCGTTTTTCTGCGCCGCTTCGTTAAGTTTCCTTCTATAATTGTCGCCCGCGTCTCGCGCCTGTTCCAGTAATTCTTCCAGTGCTTCTTTTTCTGCGTTCAGGTTGTCCGTTGTCTCGAAAAAGGCTTCTTTATACTCTTTCAGTTCCTTTTCTGCTGCTGCGGCCCGGCCTTCTGCTGTTGTGCGGTCGTAGTCTTCCGCGGCCACGGTTTCGACTAAATATATAAGATAGCCGCCGCTTGTCTGCCCCGTTGCTTCCATCTGTAAAACAACCTTTTCAATGTTCTTTACATTGTCCGTTCCTACTACTGCATAAATGCGGCTTTTCTCATGTGTTTTTACCATTGACTTTCCCCGCCTTTCTGATATAATGATTTTAGGTTAGATTTCCAATGAACGGACTTGAAAAGGCCCCCGCCTTTCAAGCCCGTTTTTTTGTTACTCATTTTCAAGTCTTTCACGTTCCCCCGCGCTGATATAGTGAAGAACCCGTAAGATCTGGCCGCGCTGTTCTCTGGTAATCTCTCCGACTGCTGCCGCCTGATCCGCGGTTCCTGCATAATATCCGGTGTGATATTCCAATTCCTGCAGCGTCCCGCAATTTGTCAGGGTGAATATTGCCAGAAGAATTTCGCTTGTTCTCTTTCTCTGCCTTCTGGCCCTGCTGTTTCTTCTTGCGATCCTGATCGCTCTTTTAATTCTTTTCCACATGGTTAGATCTCCTTTTCTCAAATTCTGCCTTGTCGATCGGGTTTGCGTATGGGTTAAAACCGAACATTCCGGCCGCGTGTCTGTACGGAACCGGGTTTACTGCCTTGTCGTCTATGTAAATGTCGGCGTTTATCTTCCTGCAGTCGTTCTTGTATAGGTCGATCAGTTCCGGAAGGTTCGCGTTTACTGTGTCGAATGTCAGGCCGCGGGCCTTGCACCACTCCACCGCTTCTTCCAGAAGGTCGCCTTCTCTGTTTGTCCATAAGATCAGGCGGGCGCCTGCTGCCTGCTGTTCTTTCAGGTGTTCGATCAAGATCTCGTTTTCCTCTCCAATCTCCGGCCACGCCTGCTTGCAAAGTGTCCCGTCAAAATCTACTGCTATTACCTGATTTCCGTTAAGGTCCATTAACTCGCCTTCCTTTCCTGCTGCCGGTCTGCCATTAAAGACAAATTAAGCGGCTTCATATTTCGGATCGCGTCGTTTAGCTGTGTTTCGTTCGTGATCCCCATTTCTGCCAGTGCTGCTTCGATCGCTTTTCTCTGGTTCATAATTCGCCCCGCCTTTCTGTCTCTGATAAGCATTGATCCACGGCCCGAAGGTCTATACTGCTAATAATGCCTTTCCGGGCCATGGCTGCGGTTTGTATCGCTTCCACGGCCAGATCAAGGGCTGTTTTATAAATGCCTGTTAATTCTTCGTGCAGTGCTTCCGGATCGTGGTTTTCTTTCACGCCGATCCAGAAATTATTCATTAAAATATCAAGGTTTCCCGCTTCTTCCTTTGCTTCCTCTGCTTCTTCCAGAATTACCGCGAAGGCTTCATGTGTGGAATTAAAAAGCGGGAACTTCTGGTTTGCTGCTTCCAGTTCCTTGTCGATAAGTCCGTAAAGGTCGCGTTTTACAACGTCGCTCATGGTTAGATCTCCTTTCTGTCTCTTAAACAATGCCGTGATAGTTATTTTCAGCACAAATACGGTTGAAGTCGTCCAGAAGGCCGTCACGGTACCGGCTTACTTCTAAGGCCTGATAACCTGCGTCGTAAAGGCTGTTTTTTATCGCCTGCCATTTTGCGCCTATGTATGTTTCCAGATAATCATTAAAATAAACCGTGTTCGGCTCAAATACGGTAAGGCCTGTTTTTGGATCTGTGGCCCTGCGTCTACGCTTCTTCTTTGCCGGTTCCTCTGCTGCCGGCGTGTTCTGTCTCTTCATGCTCTTTTTCCTTTCCGAAAATAACCACCATAGACGGGAACGGCGCCGCGTTCTTGCAGCCGTCGAATTTCAGACGGCCTTTAATGAAGCGAATTTCCGCTTTGTGGTATATGTAATCGTGAAAAAACCTTGTGTCAGTGCGCGCCGGAATAAGTGCAACGACAACCGTTCCTGGCTTCTTCGCTTCTTCGTAACACTTCCGGATCCATTCGCCCGTTGATGTTCGGCCGTATGGTGGATTGCAGAAGACGCGACGCCCCCCCAATCCTTCAAAAGTCCGTTTTCCTCTTTTGTGAAATATTCCTTACACTTCGCGTTTTCTGCGTCTGCGCAAGGATCCAGATCGAAGTGAAATTCTTCGTCCAGTTTGTCGAAAAAGTCCTGTGGTGTCGCCCAGTCTTCCTTTGTGCTGCTGAATAGGGCTTTACTTAATTGTGCCATGGTTAGATCTCCCTTCATTGTTACCACTGGCCTTCTAATGCTGCGCATTTCCCGGCCAGAAAATAGTTATAATCTTTGCAATGCTCCGGGCCTTTACATTCCTTCTTCTTTCCTTCGTAAAATTCCCGGCATAGTTCGCAAAATTCACATTCGCTTTCTTTTCTCATTTTCTAAATACCGCCGATATTCATGATCGTTAAAATCACAAATACAACCGCCGCGGCCGCAACCGCAAACAATAAAATAAATAATATGATCCAGTCTGCAATGTTCATTTTCGCCTTTCAAATACAGATCTTGTAATACAGTTTCATTTCCAGATCTGAAAACTTATAGTCCGGCGCCTGTTCCGGTTCGATCGGGGCCATAAGGCCGCGCGCTTTCCAATCCTTCGCCCGGATCTCCGGATCTATTCTGAAAGATACCATTTCCGCTTCCAGAATGTCCGGCGAAAGGTCCGCGGCGCCTTCATGAACTAAGGCGCCCTTGTAACCTGCGAAAAGGACTTCTTCGCCCTTTACAATCTTGATCCGGTCCGGGTTCGTTATCTTTTCCAGAAAATCTTTTACCGTAATCATACAGTCACCGGATAGATCCAGATCTTGAAGATATACTTTCCGGCGTTCTCTGTATCTGCTGCCGGCTGAATGAATTTCACTTCGCAATCCAGTAATTCTTCGCGATCTCTTATTTTTACGGATCTGTCTTTGAAGGCCGGTTCTGTATCGCCTTCTTCGATAATGTGTAAAACCTGCGCCGGTCCTACTAAGGTTAAAAACTCTTTCAAAGGCAAGTTCATTTTCCCTTTCATGCTGTGTTCTCCCTTCCTGCTAATTTCTCGAAGTTGCTATTCCAATTTCTAACATGATCCGGAACATTCCTTCGGCCTGTTCGCGTGGAACTCCATTTTTCACGCTGTTTTCGATAATCTCCGAAATTGCAAACGCCAACATTTGCGCGATCAGATCGCTATCCCCTACCACCTGCACCAGTGGCGGCCGGTTCTCGTCAATGCTTATTACATGGAACCCGGCCTTTTCTTTTAATCTGAACGCCTGCCCTTCTTTCAGGCGGGCTTTGAACTCTTCTTCGGATCCCGCTTCTTTCAGGTCGTCAATAGAAGGCGCCTTCTGTCCTTCTTTCTTCATGCTCTGCCCCCCCCGAAGCCGAAACGTCCTTCGATAAAGGTTCTAAATGCGTCGTAATTGTTGTTGCTCATGGTTTGATCTCCTTTTCTTATAAAAATTCTTCTACAATCTGCCTTGCGAAGTCTTCCGCTTCCTCTTCGTCGTATGCTTCGTCGTTGCAATATTGAAGCCAGTGTTTCCATTCATGGGCCACGGTTTCGATCATGCTTTCTTCGCCGCCCGGTAAATCGTCGGCAATATAGATCTTTTCTTCTGGCGGAACAAATACGCCGAAGCCTATTGATCCGTCCGGTCCTTCTATACTGTCGTAGCCTTCTAAGAACTCCACTTCCACTTCTCCGGATCCTTCCGGTGGTGGGTAATGCTTCCGCAGGTAATCTACAACGCCATATTTTCTTTTCATTTGCCGCTTTCCTTTCAAAATAACGTCAACTGCTGCGCCGTCTTCTCTGTCTTCTGGTTGCACCATATAACTTCCCGGCGCTGCTGCGCGTTCTGTGCGTAATTTATCCGTTCTTCCCGGTACCAGTCTTTCAGGCGTTCTTCGTATAGTGGCGAAGAATAACCGCTGATAATCGCCGGGCCTTTGTGCTGCAGCAATGCTTCCAGTAATACTTCGTGATCCTCGTCCGTCATTTCATGCTTGTACTGTTTCCGGCATCTGGTAGAAAGAACGTAGGGTGGATCGCAATAGATCAGAACGTTTTCAAAATTGAACTTCCGGATCACTTCTACTGCCGGGCGGTTCTCTATTTGTACGCCCCGCAGGCGCTTCGCTGCTTCCATTATCTTTTCCGGTATCTTGCACC